GGTAGAGAGGGAAAGAGAATAGAAGCTAAGAGACTAGCCATATGGATAGCAAGGCGGGAGGGGTTCGTATATAGACTTATCGGAGAGAGTTGGGGTATCAATCACGATACAGCAATACATCACCAGAAGAACATGGAAGGCCTAATAGAAGTACAGGATAAAAAGACTCTAGACTTTATCTACAATACAGTAGGTTTAGATATGACTCATAAAGAGATATACAGTCCTAGACTAAGTAAAGAGGACAAAGAGCTCCTAGAGACGTATAGAGACGTTTTAAGAGACGTTCCCCTAGGTAAAGAGTACGAAGTAAGGGATAGAATAAAATTATTCATTAGAGGGCTTAATATAAAGCCAGAGAATAAGCAAGCAGAAATCATATTGTCAAACTGTTATAATATAGGATAAGATGGAATTAATCAAGTTAGCAGAGTTAGTACTTACAGGAGTTGCAACACCAGAGCAGGAGCAGGACTTCTACGATAGATTACAGGATAGAGATTAGTATGTTTTTAATAAAAAAAAGGACATGAGAATCAAGATTATTCAAGTATTACTATTATCTACATTAATTTCTTGCAGTAAGCCGGAGACAACCCAGAAGGTTAACCCTTTTTACTTCGTAGCTCCAGAGGCTATAGAGTATGTACTGGATTTCCAGAAGGATGTAGAGAGCGTAGGACTGAATATAGAGAATGATAACATATCCTTCAGTGTAGTGATGGGAAGGCTAAAAGGTAACTTAGCTGGAATAGCTATAGGGATGTTTAATCCATACGCTGTAAACGTGGTCTTGAATGTAGACCTATGGAGAGTATTAAGCTATGCAGAGAGAAAGGCCCTCGTATATCATGAGTTGGCACACGACGTATTTGGGTTGCGGCACAATACCTGCGATATAATGAGTGGAGGAGTAAGACCAATAACTGAAGAAATGATTAAAGAACTATTAGAAACATTAAAGCAACACAATGGCAAAGGATAATAATGGATGGGGTGGCAAACGTGAGGGAGCTGGCCGAAAGAAAAACGAAGAGGTACTTAGGGTAAGAGACTTATTTGATGAGCATATAGACCCCGACTTCGTGGCCCAAAGACTATTTGATAGAATAGACAACGGAGACCAGAGAGCAATAGAGCTTTATCTTCGTTACAGAGTGGGCGTACCAAAGCAAGAGATAGACTTAAATACTACAGGTGACATAGATTTAAACATCACCTTAGCTAATCTTATTAAGTTTAAAGAGTAGTGGTAGAGTTGCACCCTAAATATAAGCCTCTGTTTCAGAATGATACAAGGTACTTTGTCTGCACTGGTGGCCGAGGTAGTGGTAAATCATTTGGAGTGTCTACTGCTATATTACTTTCTACATTTGAGAAGGGCGCTAATTGCCTTTATGCACGTTATACAATGACCTCAGCATCTACATCTATTATACCTGAGATGCAGGATAAGATAGAGCTGTTAGGCTTAGAAGACCAGTTCCTAGTAAACAGTAGAGAGATTATAAATAAGACTACAGGTAATACAATATACTTTAGAGGACTAAAGACAGGCTCAGGAAATCAAACTGCAGCCCTTAAGTCTTTGACTAATATAGCTACATTCGTACTAGATGAAGCTGAAGAGATGCCAGATGAAGAGATATTTAATAAGATTGACTTATCAGTACGTAGCCAAGAGGCTCAGAACAGGGTAATAATGGTTATGAATCCAGCTACTAAAGCTCACTGGATATATGAGAGGTTCTTTGAGAAAGAAGGCCTTACAGGAGGAGAGAATACTACTACTAAAGACACAACCTATATACATACTACATACCTAGACAATAAGGAGAACTTACCAGAGTCCTTTCTCAGTGCAATGGATAAGATGAAGGCAGATAACTTAGAGAGATATAACCATGTAGTACTGGGAGGCTGGAGAGCAGTTGCTGAAGGCGTTATATTTACTAACTGGAGAATAGATACATTTAACTCTAATGGTGATTATCACGGTTTTGGTGTAGATTATGGATTCTCTAATGATGCTAATACAATATCTGAAGTCTCTATTAATACTAAGGCTAAGACTATACATATTAAGGAGAGATTATATCTAACTGGATTGACTACCTCAGAGATAGCTAATAAGATGCTTAAAATAGCTCCTAGAGGCTTATACGTAGCAGATAGTGCAGAGCCTAGACTTAACTATGAACTAAAGACTAATTACGGCCTTAATGTTAAAAATACGATTAAAGGCCAAGGTAGTGTCAATTTAGGGATAGCCCTATTGCAGGACTACGAGCTTATAATATCACCTGACTCTAGAAACATAATAAAAGAGCTGAATAACTACGTATTTAAAGAGGGCTCAGAAGTTCCAGTAGATAAGTATAATCACGCTATTGATGGGATTAGGTATATAGTTTCTCACTTTCTAAGCAATCCCCACGCTGGTCGCTACTATATAGGTTAATCCAAATAACTTTTATAGACTTGGAGTAATATGTAGATAATAGAGGAAATAAGTAAAATCATAGAGTTGTTGTTATATACTTATAAATAGCATAGAAAAACCCCAAACGATAAAAAAAAGCAAAATATTTTACATTTTATTTGCAGGCTTAGAATATATGACGTATATTTGTATCAAATAAGAGAGATATGAATCACGCATCAGAAAGATTAGCCCAGAGAGTATTAAACGTAGACACCCTAGACGTAGTTAAAGAAGTTTCTAGAGCTACCTATACTAAAGTAGGAGAGTTCAAAGTAGGAGACGTACTGAAGCAAGCTATAAAAGCTAAGGTGGCACAGATAAGAGATAAAGACTTCGGTAATAAAGATTATGCAGTGCTAACTCATAACTTTGGCCAAGTAGTAAGCTTACAAGATTCAGAAGGTGAATCCAACGGAGACTCTTTATATGCTATAGTGAGAAATAATGAGATACATACTATGTGTTTTGTTAAGTCTTATACAGGTTTCAACTCATTAGAAGATAAGCTTAGAGTAGACGGTGTGATAAAGAAATTAAAAAACTTCAAAAAAAGATAAGAAAAGTTTGGTAGTTAATAAATAAGCTGTATATTTGTACCAACAAACACAAACAACATGAGAACTTACTTAGAAACATTACTACAAGAAAAAGGAATTAGCTTAGATACAGTATTAGAAGCTGAAGGAAAACAGGAGTTTGGTACTAACTATATTCCAATGAGCGCTATAGTAGACTTTATGGATAGTCAATACTTAGAGACTAAGCAGGGAATGAAAGCTAAATTAGTACAGATAGACTTCAACAATGGAGACGTGATGCACTTCTTTCAGCATGTAGCAAACTTTTTAGCAATATAATTAGAGAAAAATTAGGAGGGTAGAAATATCCTCCTTATATTTACACTATAAAACAAACGATATGTATTTAAAACACACACAATTATGAGCACTTACAACGGATGGACAAACTACGAAACATGGAAAGTACAATTAGAATGCTTAGACGGTTACGCATCTGACAGAGAGGTGACTATAAGTGAACTTCAGGACGAGGCAGGGCGTATTTTATTCGAAGGTGTACCTCACGCTTCAATAGCTGAGAACATTCTTTGGAACTTCTTACGCGAAGTAGACTTCAGAGAGTTAGCAGACTTTCACAACGAACAATTCAAGTAAAAGAATCGGGGGGGGTGTAAAAGCCCCCTTTTAAAAAAAAATAAAAAAAAGTTTGCAGGATTGTAAAAAAGTATTATCTTTACAGAGTAAAACAAACAAAAAACTATATTATGACAACACTAATAAGAGTATTTAGAAGGCCAGTTAGAACTACTACGCTGGCCACAGGGATAAAGGTAGTAGAATTAAAAAACGGAACTATTAAAATTTACTAATTATGGAAATGAAAATCAAAGTAACAGCATCAACAGCAAAAGACTACTTCAATATAGACATCACGTCTAAAGAGGGGCGTCAATTCATAATGCACCTAGAGCGCTCAGAAGTACGCTGGTTAATTCAAAGCTTAGACAATGCGATTTAGTATAGTAATAATGGCTGCACTGCTCCTAGGGGGCTGCAGCTTAATCCGTCCTATAGCAGGTGGTAATCCAGAGCCTAAGTTGAAGTCTATCCATATGTGGGAAAATCACAGAGGCTATACGTTAGAAGAATATAACTTACATCCAGATTATGACTGCGAACGATAAAGAGCTAGCTAAAAGAGCTCAGAAGGTTACTGAGTACACTACCGAACACTTAGTACATATCTTAGGGGATGGAGTTAATAGAAGCTATGAGCACTATCACTTTATAGCTGTACAAAGGGAGTTTCAAAAAAGATTAAGAAAAAGGAAGAAATAATTTGGTAGTTAAATTTATTAATGTATATTTGTACTATAAAACGATAACAATGTATATAATTTCACAACTTATGAAAAATTCAATGATTACACTAACAGAGCAATTTGTAGTAGCTACTTATGAGACTCAGGACTTCAAGACAGTAGAGGATGAATTTACTATCTTCTTAGTAGACGGAGAACTAGAGGCTATATTTGACTCTTCAGATTACGATGTAAGCGACTTAGAGCTAACTGAGATAGTAGAGGTAATTCAGCACCACGATAGAGAGATGCTTAGAAGCAATGTAGAGCACTTTATCCACAATAGCTTATCCTTATAATGTTTAATCTAGAGCACTTCAACTGGGCCACTGAGAATGGCCTGAGAGTATATCCGCTGCCTATTAAGGGTACGATGTACTCTAGCGCTGGGAAGCGTAATGGGAGGACTGTAAAGACTAATAAGCCTTATGTAGAGATTATAATAGAGATAGATGGCCGTAAAAAGTCACTATCTGAGTTACCACACATAAAGCAGTATGTTTTAAATGAGGAAGACTCGTACATGCAAGATGAGCAATTATATAATGACATTCACTTAGTATACAAAAGATATTATGAGAGAGCCAACAAAACAAATGAGTAAAGCTTTAGGCACTATAGCTACTGTATGTATCCTAATAATGCCTTACACTCTTAATACTCCTTATTTCATTCCTTTAGCTGTAGCTGGTAACCTCTTCCTTATCCCTCAGGTTTATTTATCTAAACAATGGAATTTAGTTTTACTAAGTATAATAGGGGCTGGAGGGTATATTATAAAGTTTTTTAATATTTTTTCGTAAAAAGTTTGGTAGTTTAAATAATGGTTGTATATTTGTACCAACAAACAGAGATAATTATGAAAGCTACTTTAAAATTTAACAACAACACACAAGCTACACAGTTTGCAGCAGCATGGTCTAGAGCTACTTCAGGAGGTCACATCTTAGGTGACACTGACGTAACTGTGTTCAATATTGATTCTGATGGAAAGGAATTTATAGATAACTACATTAATAACTTAAATAAATAATTATGAGCTCATTCGATATAAGAAACACCAGCACAACTAGACTAGAGGAAATTGTAGCCACTAGAGAGTACTTCTTAGACGCTTACGTTAAAGAGGTGATAGTAGAACTTAACTCACGGAAATAAAGCGCAACCAGTGCGATAAATGGTAAGTAACCTAAGGGCCTCTAGAGATAGGGGCTTTTTTGTGTCTTGTAGTTACCTCATATATAGCTAGATGTTTTTAATAAAAAGCTGAAATGACTATAACAATACCACAGAATCTTAACGAAATCACTTTAGAGCAGTATCAAAGATTTCATAAGGCTAATAAGGGGGATGATAAAGAGTTTATACTACATAAGCTTCTAAATATCTTCTGTGATGTACCTATGAAAGATGCCTTTACTATTCAGTTAGATGAGGCTGAATCTATCGCTAGTGATGTTGCTGAGGTATTAGCCTTAGATGGTGTATT